TTTGTGATAGTGTCGTGAATAGGCAGCAGTTTAAAGGTTCTATTTGTGATAGTCTCCTTTTCGGGTGTCCAACCTTTCTTAATAGCCTTTTTAACGTGCCACGTCGGAGAACATGAAGCGAATAAAAGTATTATTAATAAGTGTTTCATATCGGAAACTTATAACTATCTACGTGTGTAATTGTTTTTCTTATTCCGTCTATACTGGGTTGTTTAAAACTCAAATCTAGTATTCTACCCCCTACTGTTTTTGGTGGCGCACCTCTCTCAACGTGCCACCCTTTGGAACCATCTCCGTACTCTTCTTTATACGTTCCTGTCAGAGCTAAATGTATTTCTTTTAATTTAACATCATAGCACCCATTCTGAGTAGATAGTATTTCTATTGAATCATTACGGCAGCTATTTTCGTGTATATGCCCCATGCTGAATATATCAAAACCCTCATACATCTCAGTCGCTCTAGTTAGGTTTATAGCTCCTTTAGTAACAACTCCTCCGCCACCTGAGCCGTGAAAGTATTTGTGTTTGAATGTTGTTTTAGTGTTTGATAATTTCAGTTCGTAAATCATCCAGCCACCATAACCACCTGTATAAATTTCTGTGCCGTTAGTCATGTTAAACAAGTCTACAAATCTTTGCAGTATATCCGTTTCTTGCCACTTTATAATAGCAGTCTCATGGTTACCATATCCAATAACAGTTAATATGTCTTTGTAAGGTGTAAACCATTCTACAGCCGTCTGTACAATACTATCTAAATACTTTGAGTTATTATGCTCAGGAAGTATGTCCGACTTTGAACTACGTCTGTCTCCGCGTCCTTGCATTAAACAAAACATATCGCCGTTTATATGCACTGGTATCTTATGTTCTAAGCAGTAGTCTAAATGCTTTTTTAATAGTTGCCTATCGCACTTTGGATTATCCCAATGTAAATCAGATAGAATCGCGATTTTAGCTTTGTTAGTGTCAAAATAAATTTTGTGTACATTTTTACCTAGTTTTTCTAATTTCATTCTATTGTTATTTAAAAATTGTATTCCTCTTTTGCGTTAAATCTCGGACAAGCTTTGTTAACACCGAAGTCTCTATGCCCTTGAATAAGTGCGTTTGGATATCTACCCTTTAAATCTTTTAAAAGTCCTAGCATGATAGCTTTCTGTGCGTCTGTGCGGTCATCTACTTTAGCGCCCCCAATGTAACACACGTTAATAGTTTGCATATTGTAACCTTTTACTCCGTTACTAAACTGCTCCTCAGGGTGTAGGTTATGTATTACCCCGTCTTTGTCGATTAGGTAGTGATAGCCTGGACGCTTCCATCCTAACGCTTTCCAATTTTTTAAGATAGTTTCAACTTTTACATTTTGGCTAGTTGCTGTGCAATGTACCGCGATGTATCTAATATCTCTCATAGTTTTTTCTTCATATCTGATAAGGCTTCTTTGCCTTTACGGAACAAAAGTAATAATTTTTTAAAATAAAACTCGAAACCTTTATTATTATTTATGGCTTTTATGTTTTCATCTACGCTTAAAGCTTCTATGAAAACGAGTAACAAACAAGCTCCCTTAGTCAATAAGTGGCTTATTCCGTAAATACTCCCGTCCATTATATAAACATCTATAGGATAAAGTATAACTATCAATAACTCATAGAAAAGCACTTTAAAGGCTACCCTACTTAGTTTGTGACTTGTTATAGTCTGCTTAGTTCTATATGCCTTGTATAAGCCTAGAAACGTGTCTATAAGTATTGCTAAAGCTACTACGACCATTAACGGAGCTATCGGTGTTAAAAATACCGCTAAGCTTGTTATTATATACCCTATAAAAGTGCTAGTCTTCATTCTCCTATATTTTGTGATTGCTCCCAAATAATATACTCTAGTGGTGCTGTATCGTGCCATTCCCACCCGTCTATACTCACTCTATTACCGTTTCGCTCTAGTGTGTAAGTAGGTGCATAAACAAAGTTGATACCTACCCACCACTCGTTAGCACTTACTTCCTTGTAAAATCCGCTTGTGTCTTCCATTATCCTGTTATTGTCCAATTTTTAGCCGTTGCGATTGCTCTCTCGGGTACTGTTAAAGCACTTGCACCATAGTTACCCGTTATGTTTATGTTAGCTGCTGCTAGTAATGTTCTATCTAATAAGTTGTTAAAGATGTTTACTAGTTCTGCTTGTGATAGTTGGTTGTTTAGAAAGTTAACGGATGCACGACATACTATATCTGTTTTTGACATTGACCAACATAAAATGGCAAAGTTTGTCATATTACTAACGTTAGTAGTAACTAACGTTGGTATTTCTTTTATTGATGAGCAAGCTTGAAACATACCACTCATACTAGTAACACTACTAGTGTCTAATAATGGTAGGCTTTGTAGTGCGGTGCAAGCGGTCACTAAAAAACCTATATTTATAACACTACTTGTGTTAAATAATGGTATTTCTTGTAGTGAAGTGCAATTTTGCAACATACTACTCATATTTGTAACAATACTTGTGTTAAATAATGGTACTGATTGTAGTGAAGTGCAATTTTGCAACATACTACTCATATTTGTAACAATACTTGTGTTAAATAATGGTACTGATTGTAGTGAAGTGCAATTTTGCAACATACTACTCATATTTGTAACAATACTTGTGTTAAATAATGGTACTGATTGTAGTGAAGTGCAATTTTGCAACATACTACTCATATTTGTAACAATACTTGTGTTAAATAATGGTACTGATTGTAGTGAAGTGCAATTTTGCAACATACTACTCATATTTGTAACAATACTTGTGTTAAATAATGGTACTGATTGTAGTGAAGTGCAATTTTGCAACATACTACTCATATTTGTAACAATACTTGTGTTAAATAATGGTACTGATTGTAGTGAAGTGCAATTTTGCAACATACTACTCATATTTGTAACAATACTTGTGTTAAATAATGGTACTGATTGTAGTGAAGTGCAATTTTGCAACATACTACTCATATTTGTAACAATACTTGTGTCAAACAAAGGTACTGATTGTAGTGAGTTGCAACCGATAAACATACTACTCATAATAGTAACACTACTAGTGTCAAACAAAGGTACGTTTTGCAGTGAGTTGCAACCTTGAAACATATAAGAAGCATTAGCCATTGCCCCGCTATTTAAAATATGTACTTGCTCCAAATATCGGTTAGAACTTTGAAACAATATACTTTGTCCACTAGTAGCGCTAGGCATACTCAACAATACATCTAAAAACCCCGTTGCATAATTTTGATTTTGTCCCGTATATTTAAAGTTACTGCTAAAAGTAGCTAGTGTTCCCGTTGATGGTGTTATTCTTATTATAGCTTGCTTGTACCCTCTAGTTGATAAAGTAGCTCCACCAACATCATAAGTAGCATAATTGTATTGATGTTCTGCCGTTGTATTACTTGCATGGCTTGTAGTTGTGCCATCTCCCCAATCTACATCGTAGTTACCCGCACTTGTTGTACATCTAAAAGCAGCATAGTTATTGTCGTTATTCCATACCGCGTGAAGTATTGCTATCTCTTCATCTGAACTAGTTAAAGCGGGCATAGTTAACCAATCTGCTGTACGTACCCAACCGCCACCGCTAGGCACTTCAATAGTCAAAGTAGTACCAACCAACACTACCGCGTCAGGTGTAACAGGGTCAACTCCGTCAGTTAACTGGATATCAAGTGTAGAACCTACCCCAACGCTACCCTCAGCAACTCCATTGACTTCTATATCCGTGTCAGCAGCACCCGCTGCTATGCCTTTTATGTAAATATCTCTAATCATATTACAACAATATTTATATACGTTCCGCGTTTAACTGAACAACCGCAGCCGTATCTGCTGTTACTGTTATTTTGTCTCCCGCGTTAATTGGGTCAGCTAAAACATAAGCAACTCCTCCTACCTCTAAAGTCGTAGTCGGTAAGTTTACTAAGTCCGTAACTGTATTAATTTGCATATCAAAAGGCGCGTAAAAGTCCACCGTTAACACATCAATTAACTCGATAGTGAATACAGGTAACAACTCTATCCTATCCTTAATCTGCTCTAGTGTTATCTTCTTAGTCTCCCCGCCTTGCACAACTGCGTACACGTCCGTTAGCAAAGGTGTCACTACGGCTGTTAAATCACTTATTCTGCTGTCTGCCATTGTTTAGCTTTTTAATGTACTTTTTTAACTTAATTACGTTCGTCTGTTTTGGCTCGTATTTCTTCATATTTCTATATTACCCAGCCCCCAAAGTCGCTCTCGCTACTAGGGTACATATCTCCGTTACTATTACTGTAATACTCAGGAAACTTACTTTGATTAAAACTCATATAATCTATAAATCTCCGTGTATAGTGCTGTGCTATGTCTCGCTGTTTTTCTATTAAAAAGTCTACTTCGTTTTTACTTACTGTTTCGCTGTTCTCTGAGCCGTGTTTATACATTCCTTTGTTAGCTATAGTGTAGCTTGCGAAAGGCAAATACTCGACCATTGCCCAATGAATAAGAAGACTTTTAACGTAGTCTAATAATAGTGCTTTATAGTCCG